CAACCTCACCCGGCAATAGGTTTTTCGGTCTCAATTCTGGATTGTCGAGAATGCTTATAAGGCTTGATTCCAATCCACCTTGCGTCCATGTCACTCCGGTTGATCCAGCGGGAGCATTGCTACTAAACCCATATGGGGCAACCGACCACGTTTTTTGTGTCTTACCTGAATACTGAACAACAGCCGTTTGGAAATTCCCCGTGTCATCCACAGTTTTTACAGAAGAAACTTTAAAAAGGTTAGCTATCTTTTCTTTTAGAAACTGTATCATCTAAAAAGGCTCCAACTTAACAGTTGTATTTTTCATATCATGGGTACAATCATCTAAATATTTTATTTCTCCATTAGCAACAAAACTGTGGCACCTATGGCCATGTTTGCTTTTACTGACCTCTCTGTAGTCTTTGTTTTCATGAACTAGCATTGATGGTGTAAAAGTCGGCTTGTCCATATTTCCGTTAAATTTCCACCTATTGTCGAAACCATGACAACATTGACAAGCTGGGCAAAATATAGACCAGCTATGATGTTTTTTATTTTGATCTAGAAACTCTCTTACAACCGAATCTGTCATTCGCCCACAACCTCGTTAAAAGTATCGTTTATCGACCCACTCATACCTCTATTTATAAAGTCATTATCTTCATACCCATTAGCTTTTGTGATCGTTTTTGTATTTTGTCCTGATCTTACAGCATCGGTATCCGTTAGGATTGGAACTACTTTAAAAGCATCCGGGTCTGAGTAGGTTAATTCTGTTAAACTTCCACCGTCATTATCATAGCTATAGACAACATCAACAATAGTAAACACGCCTTTTTTCTGTGCAAAATCATCGTCAATCGTATTTGATTGTCCGATATCATACACAATTCCAGCCGTACCTTTAAAGCCTTGTACGGTGCAAGAATACTGAGCGCTTGAAGCTCTTCTTAAGTTTGCCTCTTCTTCAACCCTTGCCTTTGTTTCTGGAGCTGATAAAGCTTGTTCGCCTTTTATTTCTAAATACCTTGAAGCTCTTATTTCTGTATCTGTTACGCTTCCTGTAATATTTGTTCCAGTTGCAGCGGTTGCAGTTGGATCATATGCAAAGTTTGCCTGACTTTTACACACATACTTTCTGAATCTTTTGCTGTGATCAATTGTGAAATTTGCCGATTTTATATTCGTAACATCAGAACCTATCCTATTTATAAGTTTATTTCCGTTTGATTTTCCTGAAGGTCTGAATATTTCAAGACCGCCTTTCCCATCTGGAATGTAATAGGCCTGTACTTTTCTTGCATAACTCGTAAGGTATTCTATACAATTGGAAGAAGAACCCGCCGAAATAGTACCAGTAGTGGAGATAATAGGTTTCAATGTTCCGATTGTATCGGTTACGGGGATTATCGCCCCCAATGCTAATATAACTGTTTCAGCAAATTGTTTTAACGTTTGGGTTCTTTCTATATTTTTTGCCCCTGGTGGTACTGAGGAATCTATTAAATCCTGCGTATTGTCCCTTATAGTGTATGTAAGGTCGTGGGATTCTGGATCATAACTACCATTTAATTTATCCACATGTCCAAAAAGCTTTGATTCTCCATCTACTAAAATCTGAATTAGATCATTAACTCTGACCGGAATAGGTTTACCTTTTCTTTCACCGGTAACTTTATCTATTTGAGTGGGTGATAATTCCAAAGTCGAAGCCCCTGCCGTGTTGTTCAATGACCGCTGGACTCTAACAGACTTGTATTCTTCAAATGTTTCACCATTGACTCTTATTTCAATCATCTTTGAAGAACCTCCACATTTTTCCTAAGATCCATACTACCTTTTGTAAGGTTTAAAGATCTTATAGTTAAGGTTCTTGTTTCTAATTCTGTTTGGTCGTTAAATTCTTCCATATACAGTTGATATGAAAGGTTAAAAGCGCTGCGATTAGGTTGGTTTACTAACTCGGTTATCTTACTTGCATTCTGTTCTTTTTGTGCCAAAACTTCTAATGTTGAAGTTCTTAAGTCTGAAAGCCCGTTTTTGTTGCCCGGTTGAGCCTGTAAAGAATTAGAATCTTTTAGGGAAACATTAATCAATCTTTGATATGCCTCTTCTAATTTAGCTCTCATTTCCTGCACTTGTAAAGCTGTGTCGTAATTTTTTAGAACTGCCTGTCTGTATGCAACTGAAAGCATCCCTAATCGAAAAGAATTGACAAGAGATAATCTGTTTCTGTTTCTTATAATTCTTTGCTGGGTATCTTCGTCCCAAAGTGGAATATTCGGGTCATATATTAAATCGTTTTGGCTACTTGACCCTGGCTCTCCATCGCTTATTAATTCCGTTCCGGTTCCCATGTTGGTTAATTCAATACACGCATCTGCCGCCTCGCCGTTCGGAAGGCTTAAAGAATATTGTTGAAATAATCCTGGCACAGACCCGGAAGATTCAAAAAGAACTGTTGAAAGCTGTGCTGCAGATTGTATTATACTGCCTGGGTTATCAATTATTCTGTTTGTGATTCTTAAAACCTTTGAAAGTGCTTGACTGTCTGTATATGTTGCAAGTAGCTCAAAGGCTGTTGTTGTTAGTGTTTTTAGATCAGTAGCGCTGTTTATGAGAGTAATAGCATCTTTCCCGATCTCCCATAATTGAGCAAGGTCTATGCCGGCAAGATCACTAAATATTGAACCCTTGTCATTTACGTCTTGAACTGTTGTTGGTGCTCTGTTTGGTCCAGATTCTTTTCTACTTACAGCAAAAGCCAGCTCGAAATCTATCTCACCAACTTTTGTCATTTCTCCAACTCTTGTATAAAGACCCGGCTTTACATTTTGGAATGTTCCCATAGTTGGAAGGACTAAAGTTCCAAGCCCTGGCTCGTTTAAAACTCTTTCTAAATCATCAGCCGCATCAAGCCAAAAAGGCCCAGATACAAAGGCTGTAATATTCCAAGATTTTGGGACGCTACCGGTATCCTCTATAAACCTTGAATCAGAATTAGGGTATTCGTGGAAAACTTGTTTTCTGCCCGCTGGATCTTGAGCCTCTACCCTTACACTAAAAGGTATGTCTTTGAAATAAGCGCCTGTTATGTTTAAAACTCTCTGATCCATTTATTTCCTTGACAATATTAATTTAAATATTGTCTCGTTTTAGGGGCAGTTCCGGAAATTCCGCAAACCCTACCATACTGTATGTTTATAAATCACGTTTTACAAAATAAAATATTGACTGTCATTTTAATACTTCCGGGAGCTTATTTATTTTCTTTTTTTTTAAATGGGTTACCCATTTTATTTACAAGAGGTTGAATTAACCATCTTAAACCAAAGACAAACGCCACAACTCCCCATAGTATTATCTGATACCACAAAGGAAACTCGTCAAGAGCTTTTACAGAAGAAATAACAACCTCTACCTTTTCGGGGTAGAACATTGAGCAAATAAACAGAGAGGCAACTGGGGAAAACAAAAGTACCATTAAAGCTTCATCTTTCCAGCTATTTTTGGCTTGATTTTGTGCATTTAAATCCCAATCAGCTTCTATTTTTTGACCTGTCTTAGCCATCTCAAGATTATAATTTGATTTTGCAACTTCAGCCAAAGCATTTATTTTTTCAACTTCCATCTTACCTTCAGCTTTGACAGTCTTTCTCTTTGACCATTCTTTAATAGGATCAGTTACTATTCCGAAAAGTCCCTTAATTACATCTGTAACGGGATTGTCTAAAAGACCCATTAATTTTCTCCCCATGAATAATGATTACCATCTTTCCTTTTAAAATCCCCGCCCCATGTTGCCATCGGGTCAAGAGATTTCCAGAACTCTCCAAACTCTCTGTGATCTTCAGTACTTGTAAGATATACATCATCTTTGAAAAGGTTTATATCTTCAGCCAATCTTTTATAGTGAAAACTATTTCTTTTGTGCCTTCCTGGAACCTTTCCGCCACAATGAGGACATTCAGACCCTTCAGTATCGTAAGCGTCCCCTTTGGTCGTTTCATATCCTTTACTGTGGATATGGAATATTAATACCGCTATTGCGTGAGCAAAATCTGATTGTTTTTGTCTTAATCCCATAATTATCCTTAATGGTGCCCAAAATCTACTGCAAAATTTGAGCCTTGATTTATATTTATCCTGTTCCTTGTGATTTGCGAGCCTTTATCAGCTTTAACGCCTATCTCACCACTGATATTTACATCACTTTTCTTCATCATTTCAGTTTTATAAGAATTATTGATCCCTTTCCCAAAGCCTACATTTTGCATATTATTCTGAGATTCTTGCAATCTCTTAGCAGATGCTACAGCTTTATCAATCCCAGTAATGGATTTTCCTGTAATCCCTGATATTATCTTATATAGAATATATGCAATCCCGATAATGGTTAATATGGCCAGTGTTATTGGTGAAAAAGCTATCATAACAATAGTTCCAAATACACCCATGGCTATATTAAGGACGGCCATTATAGCAGCAAAGGCCAGCACAGCAGCACCTAAAACAGTTACAACCGCAATTATCCCTAAAACAATGGGAATAATATTACCATTAGCTTCTATCCATTCTGAAACACCATCGATAGCCGAGTTAATTACAGCCTTGTTCCTCTCAAAGAACCTTAGGAATACATCACCAATTTTAATAAATATTTTAGTAAACTTGATTTTTAACTGTAAAAATCCAGTGCTTGACCGTTTTAGAAAGTTTGCAAATTCCTTATCTAAAGACTTTAGCGCTTTTTTATCTTTTACCTTTGTGAGCGCTTCTTCAAATAGCCCGATCTTGTCAACGGCACCCATAATAAACTTTCCAGCGTCTACACCAAATAGCTTTTGTATTTTTGTATTTCTAGCAATAGCATCCATCTGTCTGAGGCTCTTCAAAAGGGTCATAAATGTTTTAACCGGAGTTTTTTGAAATTGTTGTTGATATATAGGACTTTGTTGGAGTTTAGTAAATGCCATCTGCAATCCGGTTGCTGCGAGTTCTGCTGAAACTTTTATTTGTGATGCTGCACCAGCAAAAGCGGCCACTTCCAAAGTATCAAACTTCATCAATGAAAACTCACTAGAAACCCTCTGTATTACATTAATCATTTTTGCGCCGTCAGCACTCGTATTGTCTGCTAAATAGTTAACTTGAGACATTAGCTTTTTAATACCTGCAACACCTAAACCTAATTTTGCCTTTATATCCCCTACTAAGGTTCCAGCTTCAGTTGCCGACATGTCAAACCCTGCTTTGATTTTAGATACAACCTCTAAAAACCCGGTCATACCTTTGCCAGCTTTAATGCCAAGTTTTCCACCTTGGTACGCCATTTTTGCAAGATCCTCAGGCATTGTGGCGAGTGGCACAGACATAGCGAGAATATCTTTCCTGAACTTACCGAATTGTCCCTTCTGCTTTAGATCCATAACTTTATCAACATCGCTCATAGCATCAGCGAACATAGAAGCCGACTTAACAGCCCCTAGCAAAAAAACACCTAGTCCAGCTATCCCAAGAGCCGCACCTCCTATTGAGGAGTAAAAATCTTGCAATGACTGCTTAGATTTTTGATAGGCTTTAGAGAATTTCATTGATGCCCTGGCATTTTCACGTAACTTTTTAGTGTTCTTTGCAACAGCTTTGCTAATACCCTTAATAGGGCGTACAAATTTATCTATTAATTTGTATGTATATTTTACCGTAAATGCCATTTAAACCCTTATTTCTTTTTAGCTGCTTTGGCTTCTATTGCCTTCTGAATTTTTTCATGTTCATCATAAATAATGCTTAATTCAAACATGCTTTTTTGCATCGCATTCTCGTAGTTTATAGCTCCGTCACTGTAGAAAGCGAGTCTGTAGCTGCCTCGGATAATCTCTTCTTTCGTTCGTCCGAGGCGGTCACGAAAAAAGCGATCCACCAGAATATTAAACCACACTGGTCATCTGGGTGCATTTGAGACATGATAGTTTCATTAAGCAAAACATCTCCATCGACCAAAGCACATTTAACTTTGGAAAGTTTAACCATTTTCATGAAAACTTTTTGAAACTTATGCGTCAATCCTGCGTTCGCTATTCCTAGCTGTGCTGAATCGGCTTCTTCTCCAATTTCTTCATCTGTCATTGGCTCTTGTTCGTGCAGTTTCTCTTGCTCACCAACAATACCGTGCTCTTTAGCTTCCTCAAGGTCTATACTACCAACAAAGGCCTTTTGCATTCCAATCTGGCCTTGTGCAAGCATATCATTTAATTTGTAATAATTCTCTGGGTTGGTGTGGCTTGGTTCTCGAAGCTCAATAAATTCAGCATCCACAAAGCCACTATCTCCAGTGTATTGCAATTTTCTTTTTAGTTTATATTCTGTTGTTTCCATTTTTCCCTTTCAATTAAGCCGGTGACATTTGATCGCCCTGGAAATCAAGAGATACCACGCCATCAGGCCCAACATTTCTCTCAACTTTAGGAGCAAGACTTAAACCTGTAAAAGATCTGTTAAAAAACTCTGTTCCTAATTGCTCAGTGAATTTAATAGTGTTTAACCCGACCCTTGTTTTCCACGTTCCTATATTCCCGTCAAGGTCATTTGTCAAAGGAACATCAAATTTAACCATTCCAACCCTGCCCTCTGTGTCAACTGCGTGAATAGAGTTAGAACCTCCACCACCTGTTGAGACAGACCTGACCTTCACTTCACCCTCTCCAGCATCATAAACAAGAGAGCCGCCGATAAATTCAATTGTATCATTGTTTACAATAATACTTGGATTACTTATTACTCTTCTTGACATATCGCTACTCCTTATCTATTAATTGAAAAACTTAAACTAAGTGCATACGTCAAGCCACGTAGTTGCGTGACTATCGGAAGCGGGCCAAACGCCGTTGCAGTACCAGCTTGCATATCAACGGTGATCGTTAGATTTTTACTAAAAAATGCTGTTGCATCCACGCCAGTTTCAGGGTCTACACCTTTTTGAGTTAATCCAATATCTGCAAGAGATTTATAATATTCAATAAAACTTGATTTGATGAATCCAGCATTTGCAAAAGATTTATTTGCTACTAAATCACCTTCTACTAACCTGGCTTGTGCAAAATCAGCTTTGTAATTATTGAAGAAAAACTCACGACACAAAGAACCGGTGTCCACATAGTTCAAATACAGAAAACTTGTATTCGGGTTTCCGGCTGGATCAGTTGTCCATGTTGTTACAATCTGCCCTGAAATCATGTTGTTAATAGCATCGTTTACGCCGAATGTAGAAAACCCAGATTCAATAAGCTCTGTTTGTTCTGTCTGGTCAAAAAGAAACGTTGGATTTGTAATCGGAACATCTTTTAGTGGTGTATTGAAGTATGGGAGTGATCCGTTTCCAATATTACCTATTGCATCTAACGGAGCAATTGAGGTTATATCCCCGGCAACAATCGAACCGGCTGTCAATCTTTTTGATCTTACACCCATAAAATAAGCGACTGACCAATCAGCAGGTTGTAAAATTGCAGGCCCCTTGTCCAGAGTTTCTGCTTTTAAATTATTACCCCAAAGCACTAATGACTGACTATTTTGTGTGAGTGCTGCCGCTTTACTTGTTGCAAATGTTTCTGTTTTCCCTGTAAAGCAAACACCATCCATAATAGCATTAACAGCGTTGAATAAGTCGTCAAGATGATCTTTAGGAATATCAATATCTGAATACCA